ACGACGGGTATCCACTTGCCCGCCCACTCGCGCTCTTCCAGCACCTCGTAGCCGTTGGTCTTGAGCCACATCACCCGCTTGCGGTCGGCCTTGCGCGAGCGCAGCGGCTGGCCAAACATGGCGCGCAGCTTCGCGTCCTGCGGCGTGCCGTCGAACATCGTGATGTTGCCGGGGTACAGGTTCAGGGTGGACGGCACGTAATCTACGTAGAAATATTCTGCAATGCGGATGGTATTTTCACTGAGCCACATGCTGAGGGATTGGTCACCGATACCGCGCGCCAAGATCGAACTGATCGGCTGCGCGTCGGGGAACTGGCGTTCGTACTCGGCCTTCAGCAGGTCTTCGGTGATGAAGCACCACTTGGCGTCGGAACCGCACGGGTCTTGGATCGTTGGGTCCATGTAGACGCTGAACGAGTTGCGGATGCGTCCGATCTTCAGGTCCTGATCGAAGCTGTCGTCGCGGGTGTATTCCGTAAGAATACGGATGTAGCCCTCGCCGTAGATCACCTGGTTGTCGCAGGCGGTGTCGTAGGCCACGTCGGCGTCGGACATGTACTCGATGTGCCGGATGATGCCGTCGAAGATCTCGGCCACGGCCACGTCGGCGTTGTCGTCAGCCGGGATGACCTTGGGCGACGGCCTGTTCTGGCGCTGCTCGTTCGTCACCTGACGGACGTGCTGGGGCAGCTTGTTGATGGTCAGGCACGGTCGCGCATTGATGGTCTGGCCCTGCACCGAGCCGCGCGTGGACAGCACGTCGGCCGGCCACTGCCACTGGTTGTCAGGCGAACCCGCCATGAACCGGAGATCATCCAGTTCATCCTCGCGGCTTTCGCTGTAGGCAGCGAGCGCCATCGTGAAACGCGAGCGCATGGTGGCGAGCAGGTCGGACTTGTCCGCCCCGCCGTTGGCGACCTGCGCCGCGCCGATGATGCCGTCGTCAGCCAATATACTTACCTCTTTGAACCGCCTGGTTCACTGATACGACCACGGGCACCGCCCAAGTTACCGCCGCCGCCTGAACGGCTGGGGCCGGTGCCGCCACCCATACGACCGCCGCCGCCGCCGCCCATAGGGCCAGCGGGCTGGTTGCGGGCAGCGTTGGCCATCTGGCGGCCGTAGGCCGACTGCTTGGTCTTGGTCGCCAGGCCCGGCGTGCGGGACACGGTGCCCGTCGTCTTGCCGGTGGTGACGCCCGTTGTGTTGCCCGTGCGCATGCTTACGGCCTTGGTGGCGGGTGCCTTGGACTTGGTCGGGGTCGGAGACAGTTTCTCGCTGGTCACGTTGCTGACGACAGCCGCCGGTTTCTTAACCGCCAGCCCCTTGCGGTAGGTGGCATAAGATCCGGGGGTGTACTTGGTCGAAAACTTCTGGCCAAGCATTTTCATAGCTGTGCCCGGAAGCGAGATCATGCTAGAGTTAACCACAGGCTGGCGAGATTTTGCATAGTCGCCCGGCGCGTAGCTTGTCCGGTAGCGGTCTGCTCGAACTTTCGTAGCCGTTCCCGGCAGCGACGTCATTTTATCCTTAGCCATTGTCTTGTTCCTTTACTTGGCCGGCTTGCGCGGGGCGGTGAGCTTGGAGCGGAGAGTGTTCATGACGCTACTCGGCATGCGCTGGGAAGAGTTGGCAGGCGTGCGCTGTACGAAGTTCTTGGTGCCCGGTGTGCCGATGTTGACTTTCGGCGACCGCTGCACAAAGTTCTTGGTGCCTGGCGTGCCAAGGTTTTCTCTCGGCGACCGCTGCACGGTCTTACCCATGCCGGGCTTGCCCATGGCTAGGGTGCGCAGCATACGCTGAACAGGTTTCTTGGGCGTCGTGGCCCCCATCGTGGTGTAAGTCGGCAGTTCGCCGCCAAGTTTCGGTCTTTTAGCCATTTTTCTTACTCTTGCGTTGGACTGAATACGCGATTGCAACGGCCTGTTTTAGCGGGCGTTTAGCTGCAATTTCGGCCTTGATGTTCTTCCTAAACGCCCCTTTTGAGGCTGATTTAACGAGAGGCACGATCTGGAACCCCCATAAATTTGCGCAGTGTACGCACGTATTCAAGTTGTTCCGGCGTAGCATTACCTGCTGACGGGTCGCCTGACAATATGCGGGCTGCTAAAGTCTGTCGAATAGCGTTAATATCACCATTACCGTAAGTAGAAAACGCTTTTTCTTGCGCCGGCGTCAGTTCGTACTGAGGGGGTGGTATCAGCCCTTTGCGCATGTGAACGCGGGAGGCTTCGTTCAGCATGACGGCTTGTTTCTCTACGTCCGACAGCGTGCTGTATGGGTTTAAGATAACAGTGTTGTCTTCGGCGGCCATGCCCGCAACATTCGGATTTTTGCGAAAATACGCGTCTTCGCCGGGGAATAACTCCTGCCGAAAAGGCACTCCGTAGACGCCTTTAGGAAATCCTGCTGACGGGCCGCCGGGCATGCTATTTCTTCCGTGTTTTGGCTGACTTGCGGAAGGCGGCAGCGGTCGGAGCACCCTTGGCGCCCGGTTTGCGCATCTTTTCGCCCGATCCGGCGGCAATTCGGGCCTTCTTGGCGGCAATATTTGCGTACAGACCCGTTTTCATCCGCAATTCCACCTTCTCATTGAGGCTTTAGCGCGCTCGGCGTTCTTGGACTTGGCCACGACGCCGCCCATCCGGGCGCAGAAGCTGGCCTTGCGGCCCTTGTCGGCGGCTGTCTTAGGATTGGGCGCCGGGGCCTTCAGCTTGGAGCCTGTGGCAGAGTTGTAGCGGGCGCGGCCCTTGGCGGTAAGGCCAGCACCTTTAGCGACGGGTAGCTTTTCGCCCCGTCCTACTGACAATGACACGCCCTTGCAAGCCATTAGCTGCCCATCCAACTCGTTAAAACGCCAGACCGACCATACGACCGCCTCTGTATCTTGTCAACGGGGGTGCGGTTGCCGACAGGGTACGCGAAGGTCACGGCGATGGCGTCGGCAGCGTCGGGGCTCGCAAGCCCCCGCGCCTTCATCTCCTTCTTGCCCTCCAGGAAGATCGTGCCCTTGCTGTCGGGCTTGACCTTGGGCGACGTCAGGTCGGACTTCAGCAGCTTGTCCGTCGGGACTGACGCCGTCTTCAGCCACTCGCGCATGTTGCCCCACATCTCGGCCCGCTTGTTGCCGTACATGATGGGCTTGGTGGACTTGTTGCCGAAGTTGACGCCCTTGACCTGCTTGTACCGCTGCTCCTTGAGCCGGTCCACGACGCCGGCGCCCAAGCCGCCCTCGTCGATGACGACCAACGTCGGGTTGAACTCCTCGATGGCCTCAATCACCCGCCCGACGATCTCCATGGTGTCGTCGCCCCGGTAGCGCTTGATGACGTTCAGGTCGCGCCCCTGCCGAACGGCGATGACCGTTGCGTCCGCCCCGAACCTGGCCGGGTCGACGCCGATGATGATAGGGGCGGTAGCGTCCTTGTACCTCGGCCGCTGGGTGGCGTCGTCAACGAGATAAACGGGGATGAACTGATCATCTCCAGCACTGGGAAACTCACCGTAGACCTCGACGTGAGCCTGAACGCTGTCAGGACCGTACTCTTGGATAAGCTGCTCATAGACTGCCTTGTCCGTCCCTTCGACCGATCTTGCATCGACGACCTTGTTGCGCCAGAAATCGCGCTTGGCGTTGAACGCCTCGTAGAAATACCCAGTATTGCGGCGGGGGTTCGAGAACGCCATCCAGAAGCGGTTGGGCGTGTTCTCGGTGAAGAAGCCCGCTGCGACCGCCCAGATGGCGTCGGAGATGCCGCTTGCCTCGTCAAAGATCAGCATCACGCCGTCGAAGTTGTGGACACCCGCGTAGGCGTCGGGGTTCTCCTCCGACCACAGGCGCCCCTCGACGCCCCAGTAGCGCGTGCCCTTCTTCAGGTCGCGCTCGACCAGTTCCGTCAGCCACTTGGCCGGCATCACGCGGGTGGCGCTGACCTCGAACCAGTGGCTGTTGAGTGAGAGGGCCAGCCACTTGGTGATCTCGGCCCAGGTGACAGACCGCAACTGCGTCTCGGAGTTGGCCGACACGATGGTGGTGGACCCGATCCGGGTGGACAGCATCCAGATGACCAGCCAACTGACGAGGGCCGACTTGCCGATGCCGCGGCCCGAACTGACCGCCATCCGCAGCACGTTGAAGTCGATCTTGCCGTTGTTCTGCTTGATGTGCTCGCCGATGTCGCGCAGCACCTCGCGCTGCCACTTGCGCGGCCCGGCGAAGTTCTCCAGCGGCGTGTTCTTCTGCCCCCACGGAAACAGGAAGGACACAAACTTCAGCGGGTCGTCCTTGAGCGCGGGCGTCCACAGGGACGCCATGAGCGCCATCTCATCTTCGGCGTTATACTGTGTCGTTTGCATAGTCTTCCACCGTGAGGTCTATGACGCGCCGCTGCGCCTCTTCCAGCGCGGCCGTTATGCTGATCTTCTGGTCGATAGTCACCTCGATGGCCTGCTTGGCCGCCCAATCGTGGCTGTAGCGTAGCATGTTCAGCGCGGCGTTGGCGTCCCCCTCGCGGGCTGCGGTGTACAGCGTCTGCGCCATCTCCATCTCGCCATCCGCGCGCCCCTTCTGCTCGGCAAAGGCCGCGATGGGGTCAAACTGCGTCAACTGGCGGTACTCGACCGGCAGCATCCCGGCGGCGAGTGCGAGTGCCTCTCCCTTCAGGCCCATCTTGGCGGCACTGTAGATCGCCTCCAGACGCGCCTCAGTGGCCTCCAGCTTGCGTGGCTCATAGGGGAGCGATTGGAAAGTCATGGCTGTAAACTATCATGTTGCAGGTGGAGGGTCACGAAAAAAAATTTTCGGCTGTGACCCCTGGCCACAGCAACAGCAGCGGTGCGCAGGGCCCTGTCCCCCCCTCCCTCGAGGCCCCTCCACCAAACTGAATGACTGTTCAGTCAATGCCGGCTGACTGAACAGTCAGTCAAGTTGAATGACTGTTCAACCAGGGCGACTGACTGAACAGTCAGTCA